CATAGTCAAGTATGTGAGTCAAAAGGCTGGTATCGGTCTTGGTGTTGGTAGCATACGTGCTCTTGGTAGTCCCATTCGCAACGGTGATGCATACCATACTGGTGTTACTCCCTTCTTGAAACTGTTCCAGGCCGCCACACGCTCATGCAGTCAAGGTGGTGTGCGTAACGGTGCCGCCACTGCCTATTATCCTTTGTGGCATTTAGAAATTGAAGACCTATTGGTACTAAAGAACAACAAGGGTACAGAAGAAAATCGTGTGCGTCAAATGGACTATGGTGTTCAGTTCAACAAGTTGATGTATGAACGATTAATAACAGGTGGAGACATTACTTGTTTTAGTCCGCATGATGTTCCAGAAATGTACAATGCATTTTTTAACGATCAAGATCGTTTTAAAGAGTTGTACGAAAAGGCTGAGCGCAATACCAAATTGCGTAAGAAAACATTCAAAGCCGCAGACTTGTTTGGCGAATTTATGCAAGAGCGCAAAGACACAGGTCGCATCTACTTGCAAAATGTAGACCATGCCAACACACACAGTCCGTTTAAAGAAAAGATTGCCCCTATCAAAATGAGCAACTTGTGCAGTGAAATTGACTTGCCCACAGTGCCGCTCAATGATGTCCGGGATGAAAATGGTCGTATTGCACTGTGTACCCTCAGCGCACAAAATTGGGGCAATGTTCGATCTCCCAAAGATTTTGAGCGTATGTGTACATTGAGTGTTCGCGGATTAGATGCATTGCTCAGTTACCAAAACTATCCAGTCAAGGCCGCAGAATTGTCAACACAAGAATATCGTCCATTGGGCAACGGTATAATCAACTTTGCCTACTTCCTGGCCAAACATGATGTCAGCTACAGCGACCCCAAGGCTCTGGCCTTGGTAGACGAGTATGCAGAAGCCTGGAGTTATTATTTGATCAAAGCCAGTGCTGATCTTGCCGCCGAACAAGGACCATGCACAGCCTGGCAAAATTTAAAGTATGCCGACGGTCTGTTACCAATTGATACTCGTAAGCGAGAAGTAGATGAGCTAGTTGAGTATCAAGAGCGTATGCCATGGCGGGCGTTGCGTGAGCAAATTCTCAACACAGGCATTCGCAATGCCACTTTGATGGCATTAATGCCTGCAGAGACCTCAGCACAGATAAGTAATGCTACTAACGGAATAGAACCACCTAGAAGTTATGTCAGTATCAAACAAAGCAAACATGGCGTATTACGACAGGTTGTACCAGAATATCGCAAGTTGAAAAACAAGTATGAATTATTATGGGATCAAAAAAGTCCAGAAGGATATCTAAAACTATGTGCAGTATTGCAAAAGTATATTGATCAAGGTATTAGTACCAATACTTCGTACAATCCTAAATTTTACGAAGATGAAAAGATCCCTATGAGTGAAATGCTCAAGCACCTGATCATGTGCTATAAATATGGAACTAAGCAACTATACTATTTTAACACCAATGACGGCCAGGGCGAAATTGATGTTGATAAAATAGGTGAAAAACAAAATCTCCCTATGGCAGAAACATTTGAAACTCAAGAGGATTGTGACTCATGCATAATTTAAACGAATATAATCAAGAGGAATTTGAAGAACAATTTAGTAAAACTGAAATGTTCGACAAAATCAAAAAAGATTTTAACACATTGGTGTGGGACAAACATACCATGCCGTTCAACATATTTCCCACACTGAGACAGGCACTTGGTACAAAAATTTGTACAATGACCAGTTTCTACTATTTGCAATTTTTGTTAGAGAAAAACCCTGACAGTATTTTTGATATTGGTTGCGGTTGGAACATGTTTAAAAAATATATCCCACAAATTGTAGGTATATCCCCAGATGTAGAAGATGACCCGCACTACTATGGTGACAGCCATGACTTCTTTGATCCAAACTTTGTCATGTACAACGAAGGTCAATTTGAATCGGCCATGAGCATTTGCGCTTTGCACTACAGCCCATTGTCACAGATCAAGGAAGTGGTTGAAAGTTTTGTATCTGTGGTAAGCCCCGGCGGCCGTGGTTACATTGCATTGGATTTGGCACCCATGTTGCAGAGAGAAGATGCTGATGTACTAGAAGGTTTGTTTGGCACTCCCGATCCTTCGTACTACGAAGTTGATGATTATGTTAGAGATCAGTTGAGCAATTTACCATGTAAATATTTGGTATTCGATCTTGACTCAATGGAATACATGAATGAACTTGACGGTACCGTAAGGATTGTTTTTGAAAAAACACAAGGATAATATAAATTTATGAGTGTATTCGATATTAATAATAATAAAAAACACACCGAAGCACTGGCTTTTTTAGATCCTAGTGGTTCAGTAACACTACAAAGATATGAGACACTAAAATACAGACAATTCGACAAACTAACAGACAAGCAGTTGGGATTTTTTTGGAGGCCCGAAGAAGTTGATGTCATGCGTGACAGTAAAGACTTCAAAGAGCTAACAGAATTTGAACAGCATATTTTCACCAGTAACTTAAAAAGACAAATTCTATTAGATAGTGTGCAAGGACGCAGTCCCAATCTAGCGTTCTTGCCCTTTGTTTCAATTCCAGAACTAGAGACCTGGATACAAACTTGGGCATTTAATGAAACCATCCACAGCCGCAGTTATACTCACATTATTCGCAATGTATACTCAGACCCTGGTAGAATTTTTGACGAACTCATGGACATCGAGCCCATCGTCAATTGTGCAAAAGATATTAGCAAGTATTACGATGATGTGATTGAGTATGGTGGTTACTATAATTTATTGGGTGCAGGCACACATGTGATCAATGGCAAAACTATGGTCATTGATGAATACGAACTCAAGAAGAAACTATGTCTTGCTATCAACAGCGTGAACGCATTAGAGGGCATTCGCTTCTATGTGAGTTTTGCTTGCAGTTGGGCTTTTGCTGAGCTCAAGAAGATGGAAGGTAATGCCAAGATCATCAAATTGATCTGTCGTGACGAGAATGTCCACTTGGGCAGTACACAGATGTTGATCAAACTGTTGCCCGGCGATGATCCTGCATTTGCCCAACTCAAGCAAGAAACCAAAGCCGAGTGTGAACGCATGTTCTTGCAGGCCGCAGAACAGGAAAAAGCCTGGGCTAAATACTTGTTCAAAGACGGATCAATGATTGGTCTCAACGAACAACTGTTGGGACAGTATGTTGATTGGTTGACTTGCAAGCGTATGACAGCAGTGGGCCTGGACTGTGGTATGAAACCCGGATCAAATCCCCTGCCCTGGACTGCCAAATGGATTGCAGGAGCCGAAGTGCAAGTGGCACCACAAGAAACAGAGATTAGTTCTTATGTTGTTGGCGGCACAAAACAAGATGTTGACAACAACACATTTAAAGGTTTTAGTTTATAATGATAACAGTTTATTCAAAAAGTAATTGCCCGTTTTGCGATCGGGCTAAAAGTCTATTAGAGAGCAAAGGTGTAGAATACACCACAGTCAGCATCGAGGAAGACCAGGATGCAAGACAGTATCTAGTAGATATGGGACTTCGTAGTGTTCCACAAATTTTCAACGGCACAACTCTTATCCAGGGCGGCTATCAAGGCATTGCTGGCAAAGGCGAAGAGTTTTGGGCAGAGCTAAAGGGTTAATATGTTAGTAAGTCAACGATACACCACAGGTGATGTAGTGAGTTTCAAAATGGTCAACGGTGACGAGCTGGTGGCCAAGGTTGTAGAAGAGACCAGCGAAGGCTTCAATGTTGCCAGTCCCTGTACAGTCATGCCAAGTCAACAGGGCATAGGCTTGATTCAGAGTCTATTCAGTGCTGATCAAGATGTTAAAGTATTCCTAAACCGACAACATGTGATGTTTCATGCTGAGTCCCTGGAACAAATGAAATCGCATTATATCAAAACCACAACCGGTATTGATGTTGCGCCCAAACAAAAGATCATAGTTTAACATGGCCATACCTTCGTTGATCGGTGATGCAACAGCCAAGGGCGAAAGCGTAGCAGGCCC